CTGTGCCGAATCTTTCGATAAACCCTTCTTCATAATAGCGTCTGTAACCATTGCAAACTTGCCGCCACCGCCTTTTTTAGTACTCTTGCCTTTATATGTTTTAGGCATTTTAGCTGATTTAATCATATTAAACACTCCCTTTTATTGATTTTGTGGGTTTAATTGCCCTTGTTGCTGTGCTTGCATAAGTTGTTGCACTGCCGCTTCATACTGACTATCTGGCAATTTCCTTAATTCCTCTTGCACCTGTGGAGCTAAACTTTTAACGAATTGTTCCATTTGTGCATAAGTTAATTGTTTATGGGCTTGCTGTAATTGCTGTGTCTGCTGTGCCATCTGCTGACTTTGCATACTTTGTTGCTGTGCTTGCTGTTGCTGTGCCATTTGTTGTTGTTCCATTTGTTGGTTTTGCTGATTAATTTCGTCAATTAATTCCTGTACTTTCGGAATAACACCGTTCGGCATTCTTTCCAAGTATTGAATAAATGTAATCCTATTAGCATTAAGAAGATTATCCAAACTTTGTTGTGCTGTAATTTCAGACCAATATGATGAAGGACCGACATCTATTTTTAATTTAAATGGTACATTTTTATATTGTGAACCATTGAAAGTACTTACTTGTGTCTTATCGTTTTGCTGGTAAGATACTTTTCTATCGACTTCATACTTGTTTATCATGAAGTCTAACCATACATATCCAAGGTCTTCTATAAGCTGATATAATCTATCTTTCACAGCTTCTAATGGAATAGCAGACTGCTTCTGTAGTGCTACTATTGCACTTGTATTTTTAGGGTCTACATTACCTAAAGCACTATCATTCGCTCCGGCTATATCCTTAGTGTATTTTATAACACTATCAAAGAAGTTCATAACCATTGCGTTCATTTGCCCTGGTTGTATTTGCTGCACAGTATCATTAGGAGAGCCTTGAACGCCTACAGCACCACATATACGATTATCCCATGCTGCTATCTTAGTCCTGTCGTAAATGACCTTCCCGAAGGCTGTATTCTGCATATATACTGCTATATTAGTAGCAAGCTTATTGATAAGTATCTGGTTTGGAACTATTCCTGTCACTTCTGCTTGACCATGATATGAATTTTCTATCAAGTCCCAATTTGCCCATGCTATAGGGTACAAGGTTAAACCTGTGTCGGTATCTTTCTGTATGGTTGCTGCTTTTGTGCTTATCCTCATCATTACTTTGTTGTTGTCTTTCCATAACTTTATAAAGTACAAACATTTGTCGGAAACATTAGAAGCGTCTAATTCTATTTTCCCTCTATCACCCGGTTGTTCTTCGTAGTCTACATCTCCTGCAATTTTATCTATTTCTGTTTGTGGTATTTTATTCAGTTTTGCTTTTTTCTTTAAATTCTCAACAATGTCCCTACCTATAATGAGGATATATGGTTGTTTCTGCACTCTTCTATCGTTCGGGTTTCCGAACATAACATTACCACCGTCTACAACCTCGGTAACAAAATCGCCCATAACATTTACTGGCTTTTGTGTTGTAGCGTCTATACCATTCGGACTATAACTGTCAATCGTAGAATCCCAATAAGTATAAAAACACATATCTCCACTCGTAGCACCTTTTAGAAGTACCTCTCTTATAAGCGAATCCATTTTCATATCTTCCCATTTACTTTGGGAATATCCAGAAATAACATCTGCTATATCCTGTAATTGTTTTTCTTCTGGGTCTTCTGTTTCATCAGCTATGTTCTTGACTGAAAACTGCATTTTTGTTCTGCTTGAAACAATCGAAGATATTTTATAATCTACAATCTGTTTTGTAATTGGAAATATAGGAGTAGGTAATCCGTTTGCCTTTACTCCCCTCCAATGGTCTGTACCATAGAAGCGTAAATTTTTATCTATAGTTGAATAATAAGGAGGATTTAATTTGTTATTATAATCCCGACCTTTTACATATAAGTCCCACTCTTGCGTATTATCCTGCATTTACTCACTTCCTTTACAACTTCGCTAAATGTGTGTTTGACGAAGTTACTTTTTAACTTCTTTTGATATCTTTATTAGACTGATTATGATTGGTGTCAAAATACATATTGCTGTGAATACTGCTCCTAAAACAAAATCAATCATTCTTTAACATCTCCATTATATCCCATAATATTTGCATATCCTTGCTCTATAAGCTCTTGCTGCTTATTCTCTGTCTTAGCATTTATAACCGCTTTTATAGGCTCTATGGGGTTTATATTTACTGTAGGTACTTCTTTACTTGCAATCTGCTTGCCATGCTTTAAACCTACTGTATAAGCTTTTAGGCAGGCAATAAAAAAGGCACAGCCTGCACCCATACCTATAATAAAATTAAGATATATAATTCCCATTTACATCACTCCTTGAAGTCTTTTATAATATCTATTGCAACTTTTACAAAGAAAGATGATATCATAAATGTTACAGATATTATAAAAATATTTTTGCAAATGTTAAATACCATTTAATCACCTCAATAATAAATATAACTTTCATCAACAATTTCCTCACCATATGCAGGTTTAGGCTTCTCAAACTCCCAATTATAATGTACTGGCTTTGGTGGGAGTTCAGCTTGAAAATAAATAAATCTATTCAGTGCTTGTGACATTGCGTCAACCATATCATCATGTTCTGCATTAGGAAATGATGAACATTGATTAACAAAGTCCATTGTAAAAGGTTTATTCATTGGTAGCCATACGTTTCCTGCTTCAATTGCAGGCGATACTGCATTAACCCTTGCTACTTTGCCACCTTCTGGGTTAACAGGTATGATACCCAATATCTTTCTTTGCAACATTTGTATTATAGCTGAACCATTTGCTTTATCTTCTATCAGAACCATATTGCATTTTTTATATTTTGATTTCATGGTTGTAATAGCATTTAAAGTAGTTGGGAAGTCCATATGCTCGTTTAAGCTATCTATAAGGTATATATTAGCTTCACGCTTACCCCATACTTGTATAGCCACATAATCATTTTTATCGCCATCTTTAAATGCTGCGTCAACACTCATTATGGTTTGTATCATATCTGGAAGTGCCTCGTAATATTTCCACCATGACCTATGAATTAAGTTTCCTTCTTCGGCTGTAGGTCTTTGCTGATATAATGCATTCCATGCCCTACTGCCTATATCGGTTTTAATCTGAGCAAGCTTATTGATATTAAACCCATACTGCGGCCAGAGTGCTTCGCCCTTATGCCTGCCTAAGATGTCATTTCCTTCTGCTATTGCAGGGAAATTAATTACTGTCCATTCATTTACCTTTTCATTTATTTTAGGGTTTAAAAGCCTGCCTACAAGGTCATCTTCGTGCCATCTTGTCATTACAATTATTATCCGGCCATCAGGTGTTAATCTGGTATAAAGAGTAGTTCTATACCACTCCCATATCTTATCTCTTATCACTTGGCTGTCTGCTTCTTCTGCATTCTTTATAGGGTCATCAATGATTGCTATTTTTGCACCCTTGCCTGTTATAGGACCTCCAACTCCGGCAGCTGTTACACCGCCTCTATGCCCTTCTAAAGTCCATCTTTCTGCGGATTGATTATCTTTTGCTATTTGTTGGTTGAAAATATTCTGATGTTCTATGATTGTGTCTCTTGCTATTCTTGAAAAATCTCTTGATAAGTCTAAGCTGTAAGAAGCATTTATGATTTCATCTTCTGGGTTATTCCCTACATGCCACGCAGGATATTTTTTAGATATTACTTCTGACTTGCCATGTCTTGGTGGCATAGTAACAATCAATCTTTTGATTTCTCCTTTGCTGACCTTTTGTAGTACATCACAAAGCAAATGCAAATGCGGAGCAGTATTCCATTGACCTGCCCCATCAAAAACAAGGAAGTCTTCCAGTGACCTCCTGCATAGTTCTTTTTGTATTTCTTCTTTAATCTCTGCTTTTTCTTTGTCTTTTAATCTCATATCATCACTCTTTTTATTAAATTTATAATGTAGCCGCTCAGCCAAGTATAAATTTAATAATTAATAGGCTATTTTATTATCAAATTATCAATTAGTTTAACCAACTTCGCTAAATTGATATTTCACGAAGTTATTTAAGCATATCTTTAAGCTGCTCGGTGGTAAAGTTTGAAAGGTCTATCTTATTATTTACTGTAGTTTCTCCGGTAGTTTCAATCTCCTGTTTGTCTTTCCAACCAAAGTTGTTTTTGAGATTGAATATAATGCCTGTGACTTGGTCTTTCCGATAGAGTTGATTCTCTAAGTATTCCTCTATTCTTGCCTTAGCTTCTTTTATTGTGTCAGAAAAAGTTTCCCTTTTTTCATACTGGCATAGCGTTTCTCTTGTAATTCCAATACTTCTGCACATTGCAAGAATAGAAGGGTTTTCAATATAAGAAGTGTTTAATACTTGCTCTCCGGCATCATTTAATTGAGGCTCTCTATGTGTTTCAATTGCTTTTCCATTATCATCTCGCTTATCTACTATAGTTTCAAACACTGGGGTTGTTATCGTTATAGTATCAAAGTAATGTTTTATCTTATCTTGCAATTCTTTGTTTGTTTTAAAAGCTTTAGGTCTACCTACACCCATGTTATCACTTCCTTTTATTCTCTTTCATATGTTTTTTCAAATATGTCCGGTTTGCATGGATATAATTTTCTCCAATCTGTAGGAAAAGGTTCTACTATTAAGTAATCCCCCAATGAGCAAATCATTTCACCTTCTAATGTTGGGATTTTAATACAAGGGCAATCACCATTTTCAAATGAAGAATGAACATTCATTTGTTTTTCTCTTGCCAGCCATAAAACCTTATCTTTATTTTCATTTGTAAATTGAATTGCTTCAACTTCAACTGGTTTCTTTCTATATTTCATTTTTATCCCCTCCATTTTACCTTTAAACAGGCTTTAAATTTACTTTACGTGTGTTTATACCTTTTGCCCTTACTATGTGTCTATGCCCTCATATAAGCGTTTAAATATGTATATAAAAAAGAAGCCTATCTCTAAGCTCCTTAAATGTTTTTTTATTTTAAGTCCTTAATATTGTCGC